TCCCCGCGCGGGCGGGGAAAACGGCGGCGCACGCGCTCGCGGAGATCGTCGCCCGTTTCGAGCTGATCGACCACGACGAAGCCGCCCGCGACCACGCCCTGAACCACTGGACGGCGAAATACGGCGAGACCTACGACATGGTGGACATGCTCCGCCATGTGGGCAAGTACGTGGACCAGGTGCGCGCCGACCTGGACGCTGAACCTCACTCCGTCCTGCTCCTGGAGCAGCGGATGGCGACCGGGGTCCCCGGCGTGTGGGGGACAGGCGACGCGGTGGTGGTCTCACCTCGCGCCGTCCGCGTCCTCGACCTCAAATACGGTCAGGGCGTGCCAGTGAACGCGGTCGGAAACCCTCAGCTCCGCCTCTACGGCCTGGGTGCCCTGAACGAGTTCGGGGACCTCCTGGGCACCGTCGAGGAGGTCAGCGTGACTGTCGTCCAGCCTCGCCTAGGGTCCGTCTCCTCCGAGACGCTCACCGTCCAGGAGCTGCTCGAGTGGCGCGACACCGTGGTGCTGCCCGGGGTCCAGAAGGTCGAGGACGGGTCAGATGAGTTCGGTCCCGGCGAGGCGGCTTGCCGCTGGTGCCCCGTGGCTGGCGAGTGCCGGGCGCGTCGTGACTTCCTCGTCGCCCGCGACTTCGGGGACCCCGGCCTCCTAGACGACGAGGAGGTGGGCGCGGAGCTGGAGCGCGTCGCCCAAATACGCCACTGGTGCGACGCGCTGGAGGGAGTCGCCTTCGACCGCATTTACACCGAGGGCCGGACCATCCCCGGCTTCAAGGTGGTGGCGGGCCGGGGTCGCCGTGTGGTGACTGACCCGGCGGCGGCCATCCAGACGCTGATCGACAGCGGATACCAGCCCGAGCAGGTGGCGGAGTTCAAGATTCTACCGCTTGGCAAGCTGGAGAAGCTGGTGGGCAAGTCTGACCTCCCCGATCTGATCGGGGATTACATCACCAAGAAGGAGGGCAAGCCCTCCCTGGTGGGGGATGCGGACCCGCGTCCGCCTCTCACAGCCGCCGCGAGCGCTGCGGCGGACTTCGGGTAGACAACCCGGAGACTAAGCGCTACACTATGGGGTGTGCCGGGGCCTTGAGCCTCGGCCCCGGCACGCTCACCGATTCACGATTACACGAAAGAGTTGATCACAATGGCTAATCCCCGCAAGGTTGTCACCCGCGCCGACGAGAACATTCGCCTCGGCTATGTCCACCTGCTGGAGCCTTACGCGGCCTCCCAGGAGCAGGACCCCAAGTTCTCGTGCATGCTGATTATCCCCAAGACCGCGAAGCGCACGCTGGCGGCGATCAAGGCCGCGCAGCAGGCCGCGATTGAGGAGCAGAAGGCGAAGTTCGGCGGCAAGGTGCCGAAGAACCTGAAGTCCACCCTCCACGATGGCGACGAGGACGCGGACCTCGAACGCAACCCGGAGCTGGAGGGCTGCTACTACATGAACGTCAGCGCGAAGCGTCGCCCCGGCGTGGTGGACCGCGACCTCAACCCGATTCTGGACAGCGCCGAGGTGTACTCGGGCATCTACGCCCGCGTCTCGATGTCCGCGTACTGCTACAACACGAACGGTAACAGGGGCGTGACCTTCGGCCTGGAGAATGTTCAGAAGGTCCGCGACGGCGAGATGCTGGGCGGCGGCGCGTCCCGCGCTGAGGATGACTTCGACGTTCTGGAGGACGACGAGGACGACATCCTGTAAACTGTCCCCTGATGGGTCCCGACTCCCTCACCACCTTCTTGGTCCTGGTGGTGAGGGAGTCTTTTCATCCCCTGGCTTGCATCGTAGCGCTTGGGTGTGCTATGCTGGTTCATGTCACCGCACGGGTGACCCCTGAACTGAAAGGACCAAGACCCATGCCCCGAACACATGGACTGCGTTCCACCTACGTCGCCGGGTGCCGCTGCGACCAGTGCCGCGCCGCCAACCGCGAGTACGGACGCAAGAAGTCGCGCATCACCGACTTGACCCCTGCTCACCGGGAGGCGCAGCGCGCCGCCCAGGAGGCCAGCGTGGAGGCCGCCACCCGCTCACACCGCCCCTGGGAGCAGTGGGAGGACGAGGTGGCCGGAGACTACTCCAGATCGATCTCGGAGATTGCCGCCGACCTCGGGCGCACCGTCTCCTCGGTGCGCAACCGCCGCGCCGTGAAGGGCCTTCGCGCCAAGTGGCACGCCGCCCACGTCCTCGAGGGAGGCGAGCAGGAATGAAGAAGTACCAGATCGACTGGGTGCAGTTCATCTGCGCCCTGATCACCGTCGTGAGCTTGGTCGGTGCCATCGTCGCCATGTTCATCTTCCTGCGCCAGCCCTGGCCGGTCGTCTTCCCGCTCCTGTGCGTCGCCGCCCTGTTCTCGGTGATCGTTGACGCGCGTATGGAGGGGCACGGGCGGAGGGGCCGGAAATGATTCCTCCCAGCCTTATCACCCCTGCCCCGGCCCCTGTCGTCGCGCTCCCGCACGACCTCTACGTGGACATTGAGACGTACTCGACCACCGATATTAAGCGCGGGGTCTACCGCTACAGTGAGGACCCGGAGTTTCTCGTCCTCATGTGTGCGTGGGCGCTGGACGACGGTCCCGTGCAGGTCGCCGTCGGACGCGACGAGATCATGAAGATTCCCCACCTCCTCGACGGCTCCAACGTCGTCGTGAGATTCGCCCACAACGCACAGTTTGAGCGCGTTTGCCTCTCTCGATTCCGCGGACTACCGACTGGTCAATATCTCCCGCCTGAAGCCTGGGAGGACACGATGGCCCACATGGCGGAATGGGGATACCCGCAGTCCCTGGAGGGTGGGGCGAAGGCCCTCGGGGCCGACCCAAAGGACGGCGCGGGCGCGGCCCTCATTCGTTGGTTCTGCCAGCCGGACAGGAGCGGCAAGCGCCGCCTGCCCGAGGACCACCCCGAGAAGTGGGCGCAGTTTGTCGAGTATTGCCGCCAGGATGTGGCGACGATGCGAGACATGCGCCGCCGCCTCCTGCGCCGTCACGGTCAGGACTGGCCGACCGATCACGAGCGCCGTGTGTGGATTGCCGACCAGAAGGTCAACGACCTGGGCATTAGGGTGGACCTCGATATGGCCGCGAGCGCGGTCGAGGCGGCGAGCGAGAACCTCGCAGTCGACAAGGCCGAGGCCAAGGCCATCACCGGAGTGGAGAACCCGGGGAGCACGGCTCAGCTCCTCGCCTGGTTCGGTGGCCTCGTGCAGGACCTGAAGGCGGACACGGTGCGCGCCGCGCTCGCGCGCGACGATCTGACCGCCGATCAGCGGCGCGTCCTGGAGCTGCGCCAGGGCATGGCCCTGACCGCGCACAAGAAGTTCCAGGTGGCCCTGGACGCGGCCAGCCCGGACGGGCGACTGCGCGGCGGCTTCAGGTTCTTCGGCGCACACACCGGCAGGTGGGCGGGCCGGGGCCTCCAGCTCCAGAACATGCCCCGCGCTGGCTTCGAGAGCGAGGTGGAGCAGGACGCGGCCCTCCTGGACCTGCGCCTGGGTCTTGGGGCCGACCCCCAGACCCTGAAGGCTCTCGTCCGCCCCATGCTGGTGGGGCCGTTCACCGTGTGCGATTACAGCGCGATTGAGGCGCGCGTGGTCGCATGGTTGGCCGGGGAGGAGTGGGCGCTGGAGGCCTTCGCCAAGGGCCGCGACATCTACGTGGAGACCGCCAACCGTATGGGCGGCGGGATGGGCCGTAAGGAGGGTAAGGTGGCCGTCCTTGCCCTCGGCTACAACGGCGGCGTGGGGTCTTTGCGCGCTATGGGTGGCGACGCGCTGGGCGGCGAGGCCGTCCTTCAGCGCATTGTCGATCAGTGGCGCGGAGCGAACAGGAACATTGTCCGGCTGTGGGGTCGCCTGGAGCGAGCCTTCTACTATGGCGGGCAGGCGGGAGATCGTCTGACTGTGGAGGCGGACGGCTCCGACCGTCTGGTGCGCCTCCCGTCCGGTCGCGCGGTGGTGTATCACCAGGTGCGCGCGGGGCGCGACGGTCGCCTGTCGTTCCAGGACCCGAAGCTGCGCTGGAGGACGGAGACCTACGGTGGGCGGCTGGTCGAGAACGTCACGCAGGCGGTGGCCCGCGACGTGCTGGGCGCGGCGCTGGTTCGCCTCGTTGAGGAGGGCCACCGCGTGGTCGGCCACGTGCATGACGAGGTGATCGTGGAGTCGTCGCCGGAGTCGTCGCTGGCGGCTATTCGCCGGGTGATGGTGACTCCCACGGAGTGGTCGGACGGCTTGCCGCTGGCGGCGGCTGGCTACTCGTGTGGTCGGTATCGGAAGGACTAGCGGGGTGTGGGGTGTATCACTAGCGCTTTGGTGATGCACCCCGCGCCGGGTGCGCTATACTTAAATATGTCACCGCCCCGGTGACCCACACCGAAAGGACCAAGACCCATGCGTACCGTTATCGCCGTTGATCTGGACACCATGAAGGAACTCGCGGACGAGGAGGCCCGCGTCCGCGCCGAGAAGACCGACTGGTGCGAGGCCGCCTACCGTGAGGAGGCCGTCCGCCGCGTCGAGGAGCGCCGCGAAGTCCAGCAGATGATCGAGGCGCAGGAGGCCGCTCGCCTCGTCCGCCTGACCGTCATCGAGAACGTGGCCTTCGGAGCCATGACCGACATCTACATGGAGACGGTCGGCTACAACTTCACCGACAAGGGGCACGTCGGCAAGCTGGTTCACGATGTGCTGGCCGCGCTCGCGGCGTTGCAGCGCTACGCGCTCGCGGAAATCACGAAGTAGCGCTTGCACACCCCGCGAGAGTGCGCTATACTTAAACTCGTCACCGAGAAACGGTGACCCGCCAAGAAAGGACCAAGACAATGGCACTGAACAACTTCCGCTCCACCTGGGACCACACCAACCTCCACCTCGAGCACGTCACCGGCAACCCCGCCAAGCACTTCACCGGCGCAATCTTCGCGGAGCGCTTCGAGGCCATCCGCCGGGGTCGCTTCTTCGTCGGCAACATCTCCGTCACCTACACCAAGGGCATCGGCTACCGCCTTATCCTCAAGGCCGAGGACGGGAACCGCCTCCTCGAGGTCACCGAGAAGAACACTATCGGTTACTACCGCGCCCTGACCATCGTCTCCGAGTGGATGAACCACCCGGCCAACCGCGACCGCCTCCCCAAGGCGAACCGCTAACCCACACCGGGGAGGCCCCACCACCACCCGGCGGGGCCTCCCACCCACCACCCCCTGAAAGGACACCATCATGGCAAACAAGATCGAGATTCCCGTTAACGACAACACCGGCAAGCTCATCTACTGGACCCGCAACCACAAGCTCGGAGTGCCCGGCAAGTTCGGCCTCATCCCCGCCGAGAAGATCGACCAGATCAGCATCGACCACCGCGCCGTCGATGGCGCGCCCGGCTGGCAGATCATCCACGTGCTGGCCGAGGGCGTTCTGTACGCCTACAGCATCTCCGAGGCCAGCCTGAGCGACCTCAACGCGATTCGCCTCCAGGTGCAGGGCGCGCGCGACATTGCCCGCATCACCCAGCAGCTCAACAACTGAGAAAGGACCAAGACCATGAACTTCACCGACCAGCTCCAGGACGGCCTGGACCAGCTCAGGGATGCCCTCGAGGCCTTCGCCTTCGCCCTGAAGGCGGTCCCGATCCAGCGGGGGCACCTCACCGTCCCCAACGACGAGGTGACCGGCGAGTACCTCGCCAGCCTCCCGGTCGGCCTCACCCTCCACGAACGCGGGCTTGCCGCCGCCCGCCTGGACAACCTGATCACCATCCGACGCGAAACGAGCTGCTTCGTCCGCCTCCCGCTCAGCAACGAGCACAGCGGCAAGCTCATCACCTACGAGCTGAAGGCCCACGACGGCCACATGCACGTGGCGTTTAACCTCTCCGCCCGTCCCGTCGATCCGGAAACCCTCTGAAAGGACCAAGACCAATGACCTCACGACAGATCGACATCCACGACCGCCGAAACCTGACCGACCTCATCCGCCGCGTCGCCTACGCCGAAACCGTGTACCTGGGAGCCGCCATTCTCCACCAAGACATGAACGTCGGCTACGCCGTCGCAAACATGTTCCCGGACCTCTGCGCCGTCGACCGGGGGATCATCGACGTGACCGTTAACGGGGCCGTCGAGCGGATCGCGCGGGAAGGCTCCGGCCTCGAGGAGACCCTGGTCTTTGACATCCCCGCCGACGAGAGCCACCACCGCGAGCCGCTCCTGGCCGTTGTCGAGCTGTACGGGTACGAGCCGATGGCCCCGAACGTGAACAAGGGACTCAGGACGCAGGTCCTCGTCCGCCTCACCCAGGCCAACCCGGACATGCCCGGCGTGAACGAGCAGACCGTTCAGGACATCGTGAACATGCTGAACACCACCGACAGGATGCGGGCGGGCATGTCCGCCTACACCCTCACTGGCAACGCACAGTCCATCCACGACAGCTTCTAGTCCGCGGACTCCGAAAACTGACCACACCTGAAAGGACCAACCATCATGACCGACTACGGCCACAGCCCCCAGGACCTGCTCCTGCGCGTCGCCTCCGAGAAAGCAGCCGTCTACGGCATCTCCTGGCGTAAACGAGGCGAGGCCTTCTCCATCGTCCCGAACGTCGCCCGCAAGGTCGACCGCCTGGGAGCGCCCGGCGCGGGCGACACCGAACTAGACACGAGGATGGACCTCGTGAACTACTTGGCACTATACGTCGGTTGGACGTGGCGAAACATCGTCGGCCCCTACACCGCGCACGCCCCGGCCCTTGTCGCCCGCCCCGCCCGTATGGGCGACCTCGATTACGAGACGGGCGCGAACTACGACGTGGCAGCCGCCGCCCGGGTGATCGAGCGGTGCGCCGCTATCGTTAGGGTCCCCCGCGTCACCTGCCCGGACGAGCAGCTTATCAAGCTGGTTCAGCTCACCTTCGAGGAGCTGTGTGACGAAGTGCTGAGCCGCGAGCGCAGCATGGACCGCAGCTTGGTGATCCTGAGCCGCCTCCTCGGGCATGCGTGGGAGCTATACCGCCGCGAGTGGGACATGGCTGTGGTATCGTAGCCGCCACACAAGACGAGGCCCCTCCAACCGATCGGTTGGAGGGGCCTCCTGCTATGCAGCCTACAGCTCGTCCCAGCCTTCCGGGAGGGGGTCGGACGGCCCCGCCGGGGCAGGAGGGGCGGGCGGCGTTACGCCCGGCTGCGCTCGCGGCTCAGGCTCAACAGCAGGCGACGCTAGGACCGTGGTCGGCTCCAGCAGCTCCGCGATAGTCACGTGCTGGCCCTCCACCAGGTCCATCTCGCGCTCAGCCAACAGGCCCGATGGTGTGTACACACGGAGCCTGTACCGCCCAGGGTGCAGGCTGGCCGAAATCGGCGTGCGAACACCCGCCGCGAGATTACCCGCGACGAGCACGTTCCCGTCGGCCATCCGCGCCGGGTCCGGGATGGGCTTCGCGTGAACCGTCATGGGGACGATACGCCCGGTGGGGGTCTGAACTGACCCCTCGATGAAAGCAGTCATGACGACGCTCCTATGGTCGAGAGCGTATCCCGGAGCGCTTCATGCTCCGCCCACGCCGTCTCCTGGATAATGTCAATCCGAGCGCCGAGGTCGCGCATATCGCGGTCCTGGCGTTCGGTGATGTTGGTGAGCACCTGACCGTGGGAGGCGAGTACCTGGCCGTGTGCGTCCAGCGTCGAGCGGAAGCCTTCCTGGTTCTGCTCGATGCGGCGCACCGCGTCCTTGATGCTGCCCCCATGATTCGGGGTCACCTCGTGGTGTACTTCGGACAGCGAGGCCTCCAGCGCGTCCAGCCGCTGATCGATCTTCCCCGCGATAGCCTCCAGCGTGGCCGACGTTTCGGCCTGCTCGCGCTCAGCGCGAGCCTTGCCGACCTGCTCCCGGACCAGGAGCGCCTCCGCCTTGGCCTTCTCTCGTCCCCACTTGATGCCCGCGAGGACGGACACAGCCGTCACCAGGCCGCCGAAGGCAACTCCGGCGGCACTAATGGCGGCCACGACCTCGCCCGGACTCACGCGCCCGGCTCCTCCGGGTCCCGCTCACCGTAGACCGGGGCCTCGTACACCCCACCCGTGTGGGAGACGGCGAGAACGAGGGCGATCAGACCCAGGGCCTTATCCGCCACGTCGAGCCAGTGCGTAGACTGCTCAGGCGTGACCAGGCCGTAGGCCATGCCCACCGCCAGGAGAGCCGCGACGATGCCATAAATGGCCTTGCGGCGCGGCGGCGTGAGAGCCGCCCACCGGGTGCGATCAGTCGTGAGAGCGTGCTTCGGTGCGCTCATGATTACCATCCTCCATTCAGCAGCGCCTGCTGCATTTCTTCGACCGTCGGAGACGGTGCGTCCAGGCATCCGTCGCCTTCCAGTCCGTACCGTGCGGCGAGTGCGTTCGCCGTGTCCGGCCCCATGAGGCCGTCTGCCTCGACACCGAGGGCCGTCTGCATGGCCTCGATGAGGAGGGAGCCTTCCGCGACCTCGGTGGGCACAAACTCCCAGCCGGTCGTGCAGGCGGGCAGGCTGTCGCGGTTCACCGCCGCCTGGGACGACACCACGCCGTCCACGGTCGTGCCCAGGACACCCTGGAGGAGGCGGGTCGTCGCGTCGCCCCAGTAGCCGTCGACGGCGGGCTGGTGGGCTGCGGCGGGGACGATGCTCGCGCCACGCAGCGCCGCTAGGGTCTGGGGACCCGGAATACCGTCGATCTCCAGGCCGCCGTTAGCCTCCTGGAAGGCCTTAATCGCGTTGTAGGTCTGTTCGCCCAGGATGCCGTCCGCGCCGTCCTCGCCCAGGTCGTAGCCTCGCGCGAGGAGCTGCGTCTGGACTTCGCGCACGTAGTCCTCGCCGTAGCCGTTGGAGTTGTAGCCGGAGCCGTGGCCGTAGGTGGACACGCCGCCCGTGTCGGAACCCGTGTACCGCAGGATGCAGTCCCACGGGTAATCGTAGTAGCGGCGGATGTTGGTCTCGTCGGCCTGGTCGCCCGCCTGGCCGCCCGCGATCTCGCCGCGCTCGTCAATCGAGGCCTGAGCGAGCAGACCGCCACCCAGGTAGACGGCCACGTGGTTGGCGTGGTTGAGCAGGATGTCGCCGCGCTCCAGGTCGGTGTCCGGGTCGAGCAGGTCCCAGCCGCGCGCCGTCAGCTCGCGCGCCATATTGCCTGTGTAGGTGGCGTTGCCGGTGTCAAAGCCGCGCGCCTTCAGCACGCCGATAACGAGCGCCGAACAGTCGGTCTCGCCACCCACGCGCAGGTCCCAGCGGTTCCACTGGTCGTAACCCAGGTCACCGTACTGGCACCACCACTGCATGTCATATGCAAATGCGTCAATATCTGGCATGGTTAGTTCTCCTTCTTGTCCTTCAGTGCTTGCCGGAGGGCGAACAGCAAGTGCTCGTCCGTCACGGCGGATAGGTCCTCGCCCACCTCGGGCGGGACCTTAGCCAGCGCCAGGTATCGCTTCTCGAACGCGTCTTCGTACACGTCCGCGATAGCCTGCTTGCCCGTGTTGTCGGCATTGGAGACAACGATGTTACGCCACGCGGCGTTCACCTCGTTTTCCGTCATGCCCAGCGTCGCCGCCAGAGCAACGGCGCGTTCTTTGAGCGCGGCATCCTTCGTCACCGCGATCAGCGCTCGACTTGTTGCAGCCATGAAAAGCCCCCTTCTAGGCCTTGATAATGTAGCCCACCGCGTAGAACGGCGGGAGGTTGTTGTGCGGCTGGTTGCCACCCGCAGCCGCCGCGTCCAGGTAGCCGAGCTGGCCCGACCCGGACCCCGCCGCGATAGTCCACTTGCCGCCCGAGCCAGCATCCGACCGCCAGATACCCACGCCACCAAACCATGAGCTGTCGTAGCCCTGGCCGATCACCTTGTGGTTGTGGAAGGGCATCTCAGCGGTGGTCAGGGTGTGGGTCTCCTCGCCGCCCGTCTGCGCTCGCGGGTGGGTGGCAGACGTGCCCATGAGGAAACGGCCTCGGAGGTCAGGGACGGCGAAGTCCGCGCCGGTTCCCGTCGCGCCGAGGACCGCCGCGAGCGCCGGATACTGCGACTTCTTGTAGGCCGTACCGTCGCACAGGAGCCACCCGGCGGGAGCCTTCGCCCCCGCGTAGGCCACGACGGTGCCCACCGGGGCGGACGATCCACCGTCGCCGGTCTGCGTCTCCCGCACCGTCCCCAACAGGTAGAGACGGCGGTTGACGCTCACCGTCCAGACGCGGCGGCCCGTCTTCAGGTCGCCCGCAAAATTGATCGGGTCAGCGGACAGGGGCGTGGCGTCGCCGTCGAGCTGCACGCGCAGCGGATCGGTGCCGACCACGACGGCCCACCGGAAGACGGGAGCGAGGTCGAGACGGGCGCGCAGGCCCGCGACAACGTTCATGAGGTAATCGAGCGTCGTCATAGGTCTGTCACCTCTAGGAGCTTGGTTTTCACGAGCGCAGTGGGGTCCAGCGTGTACTCGATCTCCTTCACCACGCCCTGCGCCGTGTGCCCCTGGCTCGAAAAGCCCACCACCTGGTTCGTCTGGATCGGGACCGGCATGTGCTGAATCGTGATCGACGCGGACGGGGTGGACACGTCGATGAGGCGGCGGCGCGCCTGCGAGTCGATGGACTCTTGATTAGCGGCCTCCACGCCCGTCTGCGTCTCCACGATCCACCGGCCACGCGACGGGTAGGAGTAGGCGCTGGCGGGGTCCTCGTTGGTCGCCACGCCTACCAGCCCCGCCTTGTCCTGGCTCCCCTCGGACACGAAAACCACCTTGTTAGGGACGCTGGCTGCGTCTAGCTCACGCTCCCACTCAGGCAGGTGGATAGAGCGCGCGCCCTCCCGGAAGTCGTAGGCCACGCCGCGCGCCGCCGGACGCACGTAGGGGTCCAGGTGGACCTGACCCTCCCCATCAGGGTGCGCCGACCAGTAGCCCGCCGCTGAAAGCAACTCATTGGCGATAGTCAGACGCGACTTGCCCGGATCGTACACGATGTCGGACGAGGCGGTGGCCGTCGAGGGCGTGATGGACAGGCGCTCTAGGCCGGTCTCGCGCAGGAGACCCGCCGCCACGTCGACAAGGTTGGACCCGGCCTTCACCGTGTAGGTGCGGTCCACGCAGTCAGCGTCCGGGAGGGCCAACGGGGAGGACAGGTCAACACTCCACGTGGACCCCGCCTCACCATAGGAGCGGGTAGGAGCCGACAGGAGGAACACGCCGAGGCCCCAGGTCTGACCATTCGCCGTATAGTCGATACGGACGCGCTGAGTCATCCAGTCGATGTGACCGCACGCCTCCGTGAGACTCAGGCTCCCAGACGCACGCAGGCGCGTCGAGTTGCTGAGCGTGATGTTCCCGCCGGTCACGCCATCCAGACGACGAACCACACGGTCACTCCAGTCTAGGAGCGTGACCGTGTAGTCCGCCTGCCGGTGCGTGTCGAGGGCGCTCATTCGTCGATCTCCCTCACCGTGGACGCGAGAGCGTCCCTCGACAGCTCGATCAAGCCCCGCCGCGTGATGAGGGGACCCCGGCCCTCCAGGAACCACAGGGCCGCCTCGTCGTTGGAGCCTTCCGTGGGGAGGACCTCGCAGGCGACGATCCAGGCACCCGCCAACGCACGGCCCTGATGCTTCTCAGCAATCACGGCGGCGATGGCGTTTTCCACCTGGTCAAGCCCGTCAGTCATGGTCTACCTCCTCGACCTCCAGCTTAACACTCCACTTGCCGGACAGCGCCCGGTCAGCGGTGAAGTCTCTGACCGAACAGTAAACCCTGCGACCCATCGGGTCGCGGTACAGGAACGGCCCCGGCATGTAAGACAGCTCCTCCAGCCGCTGGATCATCCAGAAGTCCTCATCGAACAGCGTCGCGGACAGGCTCAGAGTCTTGGTCCGGTGCCGACCGGCCATCTCCACGGCCTTCTCACGGCCCGCGAAACGGTGCAGCTTACGGTTAGCGAGGCCGGTCTTGCACGAGTGGAGCGGGTCCCACCGCAGGGGCACGGTGACGCCAAAGTTCTGGCCGCCCCCGATCCACATGGCCCACGAGTCCAGGACCATCTCCGACGTGGTGACCGCCGACGACGGGAGAGCCGACGTAGCCGTCACGCGATACGCTGCCGCCCCGTGGCTGACCGACTGGTAATCGAGGAGCTGGCCCGACACGGGCAGGTCCTCGGTGATCGTCGTCCACGTGCGCCCACCATCGTCGGAGCGCTCCACCCTGTTGCGCACAGCTGCGGGCTTACCCGCCTCCGGGACAGGGTTCACCACGCGGACGCGCACGCAGCCCGCCAAGTCGTCCCACTCCGGGTACACGCGCGGGGCCGGAGGCTTCTCGTAGGCCACGGCAAACGTCTGATTCGTGATGCGGGACTGCACGCCGTGCGCGTTCGTCGCAACCACAACCACGCGGTAAGTGCGACCATTCTCCAAGTAGGTGTTCAGGCGGACGCGGGTCAGCGGCCCGCGCACCTCCTGCGTCTCCACCAGGTTGTTGCCACCCAGGTACAGCTCAACGCGGGCGCTCGACTGAGCCGGGCCACCCTGCGACGAATACGACCACGCGACCTCCACGAACGACGTTTTGACCGTCTGGGAAGGGGACTGAATCGACACGACGGGACGCGGCTCCACGTAGAACGTCGCACGGCGGGAGACCGGGGACGCATCCGCATGGAGGCCCCATGTCTTGACCCAATACTCGTAGGTGCCGACCTGGAGCACGCCCACCGTCGCCTGCTGCTCGGTGGCGCGGCGGTCGAACGTCGGCCCCGGCGTGTTGGTGGCCTTCTTCTGATACTGAAGGCTGTAACGAGTCTGCGGGCTGGAGTCCGTCGGATTATGCCGCCAGGTCAAAATCACCGGATCGTCGGACGGGAAGTACACGCCGTCCGACGTCGGCTCGGGCGCGTTCGGGCGCGCCAGGAGCTGCACGACGTTGGACGGGGCCGACTTCGGGGACTCCACGGTCCCACCGACGCAGACGACGCGGTACTGGTGAGTCACGTCGAGGCGCGGGCTGCGGTGCAGCAGGAAGGCCTCATGGGTCTTGATCGAGGCCTTCGCAATCAGCGTGTTACCGTCGTAAACATCCCACCTGGTCGGAGTATAGGGAGCCTTATTCTCCCATGTGATCAGAATGTCGCCGTCCGCGTTCTTCTCCGCCCGGACGTTGATCGGCGCGGGCGGGGTCGTGTACACCGGCTCCGCCTCAGCATACGCCGATCCACCCGCGCTATTCTCCGACTTCACGCGGTAGGTGTACTTGTGCCCAGCGGTCACATTGAAGGTGGCGAGCGAGACCGCATTTTTGACCGGAGCGACAACTTCCCAGTCCGCGGACTCGTCAACGCGACGTTCCACCACGTAGTTGTCGATAGGGTTGGACTCGCCCTGGGGCGGAGCAATCCAGTCCACCGTGATCTGAGAGTCGCTGACGCGGGTGGCGCGGGCGACCGTCGGAGCGTTCGGAACATTGACCGGACGTGCAGGCAACGTCAGGTAATTTTCTACCGCCGGGTTGCCGCCGTTCCAGATCGGCCCGAGGCTCGCCCCGATGCCCACCGTGGTCTCCTGCCCGTATTTGAGCGGGACGTTGAAGCTCCACTGCGACAGTTGCTTGTAGACCGTCTGACCGTAGCCCGAGGAGAAGCTGAACTGCTCGGAGCCTTCACCCGAGTAGCCCCACCAGCGCCACCGGTTGGTCCAGTTGTGGCCGTACCCGTCCGAGCAGGCGGTCACGGTCGCCGTGACCGTGACCGACCCGCTGGCCGGGTCGCCGGACCAGTCCATTGCGATACCAATGAACATGTAGCCGCTAGAAGCGGACCATACGGTAGCCATACGCTAACCGCCCCTTCCTGTTAGAAGCCTGCGCCGAGGAGATCACGGGCACGCGTGCGAGAAGCCGGAGCCAAAGCATCATTCACAGCGCCCCTGGCAGCCACCCTCATGCGTGCCATAAGCTGGCCATCCTCGTCCACGACCACCAGCGTATCCGGCCCGCCCGCCTGGACGGCGCGGTTCTGGAGCGCGTCCCACTGACCGGACGTAAAGACCGGCTCAGGCTTACCCGTCTTGTTCAGCACAGTGGTCAGGCCCGGCTGGAGGTACCCACCGTTGTCGAACTTGTACACGCCCGCCGTGGGGGACCCCCAGATACCGGTCTCGCGCACGAAAGCGCCGGGCTTAGGTGCCTCCACCATCATGCCGTTGCCCGACGAGATAGCCACGTGCCAGGCGGGATTACCCCAGTACAGGAGCGTGCCCGGGACGTTGGCATTGCCCGCGCTGGAGCCAGACTGGTAGCCCGCCGCCGTCAGACGCGGAATCGAGCTACCCATCTGGTGAGCGGCCCAGTAGACGAGGCCGGAGCAGTCGAGGCCCGGCGGGATGGAGCTACCGCCCCACACGTAGGGCACGCCAATCGCCTTGCGGGCGGCGTTGACGATGCCGACCGCGCCCATAGTTTCCGTCTTGCCCTTCAGCCAGTTGGCAAAGCCGTCAATCCAGATGCCGGGGACGGCGCGCATCGAGTCCGAGATCATGCCCGAGCCAGGCAGGTTAGCCATCATGGCGTTGACGGGGGCCTTGATGAAGTTCGCCACGGCCCCGATGGGGTCAGCGATAATCTTCCCCATCGTGTCCGCCGCGTCCTTCAGCCAGTCCCAGCCGCCCTTCACAGCGCCCCAGATACCGCCATCCGCGTAAGCCGCGAACTTGACCCCCGTGTCGCCGCCGGGGATGTAGGAGGAGTGGGCGCGAGCCGCCGCGTTCATGCGCGCCACGGCCTCGGGGCCGCCCACCGCGCGCACCCACTCGGGGCGCATGATGGCCTCACCGCCGGACAGGGCGAGCGCGCCGCCACCATCCGGGGAGAAGAAGTGATAGATGTCCCGGCCCGGCGTGTAGCCAGGGAGGACACCACCCGAGGCGTACTCAGCGATAGGCGAGACCGCCGGGAGACGGAAGGACAGGCCGAGCGTCTCGGCCATGCTGTCCGCCGTCTTCTTGATGCCCGAGGTGTACACGGTGTTGATGATGAAGTTGATGGGCTTGGCGACCACGGACTTGACCGAGTTCCAGATGTTCGCCACGCTGTCCTTCATCGACTGGAAGGCGTTCTGGATGCCGCCCGTCACCGTTGAGATGATGGACTGGAGGGTGCCGCTCATCCAGGTGGCCACGTTGTTGATCGAGGTCTTGATGCCTTCCCAGATCGACGTGATGGCCGTCCAGAGTGCCTGCGCGCCCGCCTTGATGTTCTCCCACACGGTCGAGATCACGGGCAGCACGTAGGACTGGAACCAGCCCGTCACCGTCTGCACCGTCGTCTGGATACCCGTCCACACGGCCTGGATGCCGTTCCACAGAAGCTCCGCCCCGGCCTTGATGCCGTCCCACACGGCGGTGATCACCGGGAGCACGTAAGTCTGGAACAGGTCCGCCGCGACCTGCACGCACGTCTGGATGTAGCCCCAGTACGCCTGGATGCCGTCCCACAGGAGGCCCGCCCCGGCCTTGATGCCGTCCCACACTGCGACGATCACCGGGAGGACGTAGGCAGTGAAGAAGTCCGCGACGGTCTGCACCGCCGACTGGATGCCTCCCCATGCCGCCTGCATGTACTCCCACAGGGTCGCCACGCCGGTCTTGATGCCTTCCCAGGCGGTCTGGATATAGGGCCAGACGTAGGTCACGATGAAGTCAGCGATCCCCTGGAGGACGGCCTTCCACGCCTCGATGTAGAGCGCGATAGCGGTCACGACCACCCAGACGGCGATCTTGATGCCCTCCCACACCGACTCAAAGACGGGCAGGAGGTAGGTCTTGAACCAGTCGATTACGGAACCGACGGCGTCCTTTATGCCTGCCCACATGGCGTCGATGAAGTTGCGGAACGTTTCGGACTTATTGTAGGCGACGACGAACGCCGCGACCAGCGCGCCAATAGCGACCACGATTAGGCCGATGGGGTTGGCATCCATGGCCGCGTTGAGCAGCCACTGCGCGGCGGTGTACGCGCCCGTGGCGACCTTACCCGCCACCATGGCCCCCTTCTGAGCCACCCAGGCGGCGGTCGTGCGACCGACCTGCACGCCCTGCTGGACGATGGACTTCAGGAAGTCCCCCGCGTACATGGCTTTCAGGGCAACGGTCTCCGCCAGGTCTCCCGCCTTGGCGACCTTCGCCGCCGTCCACGCCGACACCTGACCCCACACCTGGGTCGTCAGGGCAACAAGACTCATGGTGCCCGTGACCGCCTTCCAGGCGATAAAACCGCCCACGACGGCCTCCAAGATCACCTTATTCTGCACGAGCGCGCCGAAGAACGACCCGAGCACACCCCAGAACGGCGAGGAGACGACCGCGCCCAGGAAGTTCGCCACGCCGGGTATCACCGTCGTGGACAGGAAGCCCCAGATGTCCATCACGTGGTCGCGCACCGATAGAATAAAGTCGATCAGGCCCGAGTCCTCCTCGACCCCGAAGAAGTTCCCGTCAAAGTTGCCGTTAACCGCGAGGTCAAAGAACGACTGCACGCCAGGGACGAGCGTCCCGGTCACCCAGTTGTAGAGGTCGAGGCCGGTGTCCTTGATCGTGGTCAGCGCCGTGATGACACCCGAGTCCGACGCGAGGCCGAACAAATTGCCATCGTAGGAGCCGGTGGTGACCAGCGTCCAGATCGACTCCAGCGCCGGGAACAGGCTCCCATTAATCCAGCCGAAGGCAGCGGACGCGCCCTCAGCCACCACGCCCATGAAGTCAGTCAGGGCGGGCTTGATGCGGTCGACAATCTCCATACCGCCCGTGACGAGCGCCGCCTGGAGGTTGCCCCACGCACCCTCAATCGTACTGGTGGAGGTCGCCGCCTCGCGGGCAACGTCGGTGAAACCCAGATCCAGAATCGCCTGGTTAAATTCTTGGGCGGTGATCTCACCCTTCGCCATCGCATCACGGAAATTCCCCGTGTATGCGCCGTTCTTTTCCAGGGCCTCCTGGAGCTTGCCAGACGCGCCGGGAATCGCGTCGGCCAATTGGTTCCAGTTTTCGGTGGTCAGCTTTCCCTGCCCAGCCGTCTGGGTCAGCACCATACCCACCGACTTGAAAGTGTCGGCATTGCCGCCAGCGACCGCGTTGAGGTTACCCGCCGCCTCGGCCAGCTGGTCGTAGCCCTCCACACCGTTCGCGGCCAACTGGGCGGTGATGTTCTGGATGTCCGCCAGCTCGTAAACCGTGTCGTCCGCGTACTTCTTCGTACTAGCGGTCAGCTTCTCGATCTCGTCGGACGCAACGCCCGCGAAGCTAAGGGTGTTCTTGAACTTGTCGGTCGCGTCGCTGGCCGCCAGGGCCTCCCGGGCGACGTCCGCGAAGCCGACCACAGCGCCGATAGCGCCCATAGCGCCGAGAGCGAGCGCACCGGCCTTGGCCGCGCTCTTGAAAGCGCCGCCAAGGCCGGTCTCGATCTTCTTCTCAGCGGGCTTGGTATCGACGTCGCCCAGCTCCTTGCGGACGGAATCGTTCAGGCCCTTCAGGGACGGCGCGATCTGAATCCACGCCGTACCCAGGCTAAAGCCGTTTTCCGCCACGTCAAGCTCCTAACTGTGCGCCGCGATCCAACGTCGCGCTCTCTCATCCCGCCTCTGGGCCTCTGCCTCCGCCCGCTCGAACCAGCCAGGCTCAGGCGGGGCGACCGGCTTGGGCACGTCGCCCTTCTTGCCGCCCAGGGACGTAATGATTATACCCTCCAGACGGTGGTTAGCGGCGAAGGTAGCCGCCACCTCGTCCGTCCAGGCCGCCGCCCCGCCCATGCGTTTACGGAGCAGCGACCCGGAGGGCAGATTATCTATCAGCACCTTGACACGACGCAGCGACAGGCCGCCGGTGAAAACCTCCGTCAGGTCAAGGTTGTAGGTCATCTGGAAGTCGGCCTCCAGCACCTCCCAGTGGTCCTCCAGGAAGGTGGCGAGGCCGATCAGTTTCCCTGTCGGAGAGACTGGAAGACCGACTGGACAAATTCGACCACCTTGGAGTATCGGAGCTTGCCGGACTCCTCGCGGAGGGCGGTCAGCGCGGCCTCGCGCTCGCCCTCATCCGGGATAAGCAGCTCCAGCATGGGGCGGTAGTCGCCCTGCTCCATTGCCACCATTGCGTCGAAGTCGTCCACGTCGGTGGGGTCAACGTCCAGGGCAACGCCCATGACCTCGACGTGGACGGGCTGGGGTGCGCCGGTGTCGCGCTTGGCCTGGGCCTCGCGGCGCGCCAGCTCAGCGGCGGACGGCTTCTTGGCGGCGGTGGTCTTGCGGGCGGTGGTGGTCTTGGTAGCCATGATCTGTTCTCCTAAAAATTGGCTATCGGTTAAATTGTCTGTTCTCCAAAGGGGCGTGATGCCCACCCGCGCGCCGGGAGAACAGACACGGCGCGCGGGTGGGAGACCAGGGGTCAGACGACCTTCAGGCCCTCCTCATCGGTTAGCAGGACGTAGCCGTCCAGGACCTCGAGGTTGTACTCGTACACGGTGAGTTCGCCCACCTTGTACGAGATGTTGCTACGTTCGCCAAGCTCCAGACGCTTGAAGACGTAACGACGCTGCTTGCCCGTCGAAACGTCAAAGAGATCGGCAACGCCGACGAGGCCCTCGACCTTACGGGAGGTCGAAACCTCCATGCGGGTGATCGAGGACGTGCCAGCCGTGACCTTCTCGGTCTTCAGCACGCCCAGGTAACGCTTCAGAAGCTCGAGCTTGCTTTCAAGAAGCGAGGCCTTGAACGTCGTGGACGACTCAGACATGTACGTGCGGACAACACCGTGGCCCTGATGGCCGCGAACCTTGTCCACCGAGTCGGACATGCCCAGATCCATGCCATCCTCGGACAGCCAGCCCACGTCGATCATGCCGTTGGGCATGGGCGTGTTCAGGTTGGTGATCGTGGACAGGTCGGTATTCGCAGGTCCGAGATAGAGCGTGTCCTTCTCGGAGCCTGCCATGAACGCGAGATCAGCGTTAGTCTTACTCACGGTGCAACTCCTAACTTTGCGGTGACTTGGTACGTCGCTGTGTAGCGACGCAGATCGGTGTCAGGATCGGGCAGCTCCGCAGGAGCGGGAGACTGCACGACCGCCACCGGGCCGTCCGCACTCGGGAGAGCGTGGACAGCATCCCCCACGCGGCGGGCGAGTTCGCCCGCCCACCACGAGGTGGGCGCGTAGGAGTCGATGGTGATCTGGGCGGTGTACAGCACCCGGTCGTGCTGACCGGGGCCGCCCGTCGCCAGAACGAGGACGTAAGGATGCGGGTCCTCCTCGGTGGAGGGGCGCACGCCGCCCACCGTGGCGCCCGCCAGCTCGCCCTCGAGGCCCTGGACAACGCCGGGCCGGTTCAGGTAGTCGATCACCAGCTTCTGGAGATCGGGGAGTGGGTGGCTCATTGTTAGCCCCTTCCTACGGCGCGTTCCAGCACGTGGTCGCGCGCCTGTCGCTTACGGGCCTTGTACGTCTCAGGGAGGACGTATGCTCGTGCGCGGTCCTTACCGACGCGCACGCCAGACGTGAAGCCCTCGCCCGCACGGGAGGCGACCGCCGCCGCCTTCCGAGCGAGCAGCGCCTGCACCTCCGACCCCTTCAGAATGGCCTCCGCCGTCCGCTTGTTCGGCTTGAACCTAACGCTCACGGGGTGCCTCCTTCCGCAGCCTCAGATATACCCCCAGGGGGTACCCTACCAGGGAGCCGACCGGCTCCCACACGCCACCACGCAAACGCACCCGGTCACCAGGCAGGACGGAGGCCGGAGCCACCTCCCGAGAGTCCCAGTAGATCGTCACGTCCTCGCGCGTGCCGTAGTCCTCGCCCGTGCCCTCGCGGTTCTCCGACTCCGTGGTGGCAACCAGGACCGGGGCCAGCTCGATCTCCTGAACGTCATGCGTCCTGAAGGCCACCCCCAGGGGGTCGCGCTTAGGCTCCGACCTGCGCAGCAGCGTGGCCGGTTCCTTCCAGGTATCCATGACGCTCACGAGCGACCCCCAAACAGGGTGTCAGCCGACCCGAAAAACGAGGCTGTGGCCCCGTTAATGTCGTCGCGGTCCTGCCTCGTCAGGAACATATCCCCGCTCGGGGTCGACCACGACGTGGACATGGTGAACGGGCCGGTGGTCTGGGTGACCTGGGATGCGTCGCCAGCCACGCCCGCCGGACGCTGACGCAGCGCACGGGCGACGACGCGGCACACGACCGCCACCCGCACCGACTCCGGCGCACCCTCCCAGCCCACGCAGCGGTGCCGGATAAGGTCGCTCGCATCCTCCAGGAGGACCTGAGCGCGCGCCGGAGCCGCGTCCACCACCCGAAGGTCCTCGGGCGTGAGACGGTCGCGCAGATCGTCAAGCGTGGCGAAGGCGGTCACGTCAGACCAGCTCCTCGTCGGCCTTCTTGCCGGACTTCTTGCCCGGCTTCTCGTCCTCGACGGGAGCGGCCTCGGGAACGATCAGCCCCAGGTCGCCAGCGCGAGCCGCCAGCTCGAGAACCTCGCCCGCCAGCGTCTCGTCGGTGACCGTGGCCGACCCGTCGACAAACTGGACCGCACCCGAAGGCAGGACCAGAAGCAGCTCAGGGTAGATGGATGAGTAGATGTTCACGGTGTTCTCCTCGATGGTGGACCGGCGGCGGGGCCGATGCTCAAGGCCCCGCCGCCGGAGACGATCACGACAGCTTCAGCTTGCCGTGGTGCATCTCGGAGCCGTAGGACAGGCCAATCTCGCCGTAGAGCTGGACGCGATCATACGCGCCCGTCTTGGCGAGAGGCTCCGCGAAGAAATGGCCCTTACCCGGAATCTCCAGGAAGACCGGGGCGCACTCATCGAGGGAGGCGACCACCAGCGTATCGGCGGGCATGTTTCGGTCGAGCATGATGTTGCACGCGCCGAAATCAGTTTCGATGGTCTGGACGTTCACGCCGCCGACCGTGCGGGACGACTCGCGGTAGGAGTTGTCCTTAATGAAGACCTTGGACAGCGCTCGCTTGAGCTTGCCGCCCGTGATGATCGTTCGGGTCTCACCCTGCTGGATGCCGCCCTTCTCCCAGACCTTCTGCATGAGGTCCAGAACCAGGTCCTCAGTCAGAGCGCCGGTGCCCGCCACGACGTTGGTCGTGATGGCCTCGAGGAGGCCACGGGTCTTGCGCGGAGTCGTGTTGTCGGTCGGGTCCTGGAAGGCACCCACCAGGAACGACTTGTTCACGTCGCGCGCGATCTGCTTCAGGCCCTGGTCGATCTGCCACAGCATCTCGTCCTCGGGCAGGGTCACGTCGCCGATGGTGACCGTCTTCTCGCCGCCCGTGGAGCGCTGGCGGGTGACCGCCTGGCGAGTGTAGGACAGCTCGATAGCCTCCTGGTGAATCTCCAGGACGTTGCGGTTGGTGGAGCGCACGCGCTCCTCCGCCGTGGGGGCCTCCTGGCCTTCCTTGCGCTGGCGGTTCTCGTCAGCGTCGCGCAGATCGTAGGTCTGCCACTCGTAGAGAGTGGCACCGGCAGAAACGCCGCCGGTCAGGCCGCCGATAGCGGACAGGAACGGGGTGTCCTCGGGGGACACGGCGAAAAGCTCGCCGACGTAATTGGGCAGGTTGTAGGTCGTACCCTGACCAGTGATACCGGCCATTGTTTCCTCCTAGATCAGGTTGGAGACAGACGCGAGCTTCGCCAGCTTCAGGCGAGAAACCGCGTTCGTGTCGTTGTTCGCCTCGGCACGGACGAGCATCTCGTCCACGCTGAGGACCTCCCCGCCGGGGTTTTTCGTCCCCACGGTGGGGAGCGTGGGCGTGGAGGCGACCCCGGCGGGTGCCGGGGAAGACTTAGCGAGGCCCGCCAGGGTCTCGTTCAGAGCCTCAAGGTCCGCGTCTTCGCGGATGAACGCCCCGAGCGAGGCCGGGATGCCCGCCTTCTCCAGGCGCTGCGCGCGCTTCGCCTCGCGCTCGCGGGCCTCCTCGCGGTCGCGCATCTCCTGGAGCTGCGCCTGAAGGGCCTCGACGCTCGCCTGAAGCGCCTTCACCGCGTCCTGAGCGTCCTCAGCGGGCGCTTCGGGAGCCGCCGGAGGCTCCTCAGCGGGTGCCTCGGGCGCTTCGGGGGAGTCCGCGGACTCCTCGGAGGCATCCTCAGCGGGTGCCTCGGGCGCTTCAGGAGCCACCGGAGCGTCCTCAGCGGGTGCCTCGGGCGCTTCGGGAGCCGCCGGAGTAGCCTCCGGTGCCTCGGGGGTCTGATCGACGGCGGGAGCGGACTCCTGAGCCGCCTCCGGTGCCGTGGCCTTAGCCTTCTTCTTCATTCCTGTTCTCCTTCTCCCGAGAAGCTGCCAGCTTCTCAAGCCTGCGCGAGCGGAGCGCCCGCGAAGGACGATCCACACCCTGACCATCCGAGAACATTTCGGGGTGGCCGTCCCGCATATACGCCGTAATTATACGCCCAGATGGTGCCTTCACACCATCTTTCACCGCAGCACGGCGCGCCGACAGGTACGCCGCGTACATATCATCCGGATGGTAACCCGGCAGCGCCTTATGTTCCCAGTCCGGCACGATCCGACAGTCGCAGGAGTCGTGGTACTCGTGCCCCGCGCCTCCCGCGAGGTCCTCAGACCGATACACCCACCCACGCGAGGCCAGAAGCGTGCAGAAAGCGCACGTCTTACCGACCGGTACGCGGGCGAAGCGCGGGGCGCTCGGGTCCAGGTCCGCCGCCCGCAGGATCGACCGGCGCGCGCCCGTCTGAATCTCCCGCCCGATGGCCCCAGCCACGACGCGGATGGCCTTCCCCGGGTTGTCGTGGCCCAGGCCCGCCGCGTAGCGGCTCAGGCGGTCGATCCGCTCCACCGAGTCAGCAGGGATCAGCGCCTTCGGCGTGTACGCCGTCTTGTAGGAGGGGCGCAGCTCCTGATACCAGTCGAGTGCGCCCTGCGTCAGCGCCGGGCCGTAAGCGTCCACAAGGCTACTCAGGAAACGCTTCATCTCCTCGCGCGACAGCGGGATGTCCTCGAAATTCAGGACGCGAAACAGGCTCACGAGCTGGTCCTCCGCGCCCGTGAGCGTCGCCCTGACCAGCTGATCGTAGACCTTCAGCTGCTCAGATGAGGTCAAGATCACCACCCCCGGCGGCGGGGCCGCGAGCGCCACGCAGAATCGCGTCCAGGTTATCCCGGCCCCGCTGCTGCTCGATCTGCGCCCGCATCCGCGTGATCTGCTGGCGCGTGTAGCCCAGCTCCTCCAGGGCCACGTCCGTCTTGCCGATCTCCGGGATGGCCTGAATCTGCTTGATCATGGCATCCGACTGGGACACGATGGACGGGCGGGCCGGGTTGCGCCAATGCGTCGAGATACGCGCCGCGTCCTCGGGCAGCACACCATCACGCAGCATAAGGATGTTTCGATACACGCGGTTAAGCGCATAGCTGTTCGCGTCGTTGAAGTCGGAGGCTTCGGTCACCAGCTCCTCGCGCGCCGCGTAAATCGCATCCGCCGACGAAGGGTTGTCCTGGACGATACCCAGGCTACCGACCGGGAGGGACAGCGCGCCCGCCAGCTCCTGCGCCAGCTCACGAAGCTGGTCGACGTAGGGCTGCATGGACTGCTGGGGGATCATGTCGACCTCGGGCAGGTCGCCTTCCTCATCCCTGGAGATGCCCTTCACCGACCCAAGCCGCCAGCTCCAGGACCCCTTAATCTGGTCGAACGTCGCCTTGTCCACGCCACGCAGGAGCAGGCCGGGGGCCGTGAAAAGCTCCGAGGACACGTCCATACGCATCGAGGCGCGCACCGCGCGGTCCACAATGGACAGCACGCCGTCCGTGAGCCGCGAGCGCCCCAGCGGTCGATCCAGGTTGCCACGATAGACGAGCGCCTCCATAGGCGTGCGCCCCAGGTTGTGCTCCACATGCCCCGTGACAAACCAGCCCTGCGTCCCCAGGGGAGCCATGCTCACCATGATGTGCGGGGTGAGCAGAATCAGCTCCGTAGGCCGACCGAGGTAATCCACGTCGTTGATGAGGAGGCCCGCGCGGATGCCCCGGCGACGACGGTCCCACAGCGCCGCCGCCGTCATAGCCGAGTACGGCAGGACGAGGACCGGCGGGTCACCCGCCGCCACGTCGCCTGGGAGCGTCGTCAGGAAGGCCACGCCGTGCGTCGCCGCCGACGCGACCGCCTGCCCGATCTCCGTCGAAAAACGGTTCTCCTCCAGGATCGAGGCCAGCCCGTAGGGGTCCTCCGTGCCATCCGGAGCCACCACGCCGTCCCAGTGGCAGCGCGACGTGAGCGAGAAGACGGCCTTCTCCGGCCAGGTGGACACCAGGCGCAGGTCGCGCGCGATCTCACGAGGAAGCGCAATGTCCAGACTGTCGACGTACACCTTGCAGTCGAGATAGGCCTGGCGGCGTGCGTTGCCCGGATAGCGCGCCTGCCACGTGTTCACCAGCTCCTCCAGCGTCGCCTGGAGGTCACCAGGCAGGCCCGCGACGCTAGGCGTGGAGAACATCTGGGGTCCCATGCCCGCGATCAGACGCAGGTCAACGTTCGTACTCATGCGAGGGCCTCCTGGCTCCTGTTAGGACGGCGGCGCGTCGTCCGCGCCATCCACAGCGCCACGCTCACGGCCTCCAGGGGCACCTCGTCGCCCTCCTGGGCCGTCGAATTCCACCCCCACGCGCCGTCCACCGTCCTGATCTTCTTATCTGACACCCCCACAGACGCATCCAGAGGGTCGTTGGTCGCATTATACCCGCCCGGATGCGAGACCGTGCGACCCCTGACCGCGTTCAAGAAGCCCGAGCAGGCCGTGAAGTACTCCTGGTTGTCCAGGACGTGCAGGTAGCGGCGCGGCGGACGCAGCGCGCGCAGGTCCTGCTGGAGCGCCAGAGCGCCCGAACGACCAGACACTCCAACCGCCGAGTAGCGGCCCCGGCGCTCGTACAGCCATTCCGCGAGCGCCGCGCTGCTCATGGTCGAGAAGTCGCCCTCCTCCAGGCCGATCAGCTCGACGTGGGACACGCCCGTCTTGCGGTCGTGAAGCGCGCCAGCCACCGCGACGCGCCGCCCATCCTTCGAGAAAGCCACGCCCAAAGCGCGCACCACGTGATCCGAGGTCAGCTCGGGGGCAAGCTCCGTGACCCCCGTCGCCTCCCAGTCGTCCAGCGAGATCAGGCGGCGCGTGTTGTCATCCGAGGCCCACCAGCCGAGGCGCTCGCGGGCGAAGCCATCGTCCGAGTACCGTTTGCGCTCGGCCTCGATCACGCTCAGCTTCAGGCGACCAGACGCGACCGCCGGGTTGGTCCGCACCCACAGGTCCCGGTCGTCCAGATCGACGTCCGCAAGCGACTTGGGCAGGCCAGGCGGAGACCACTCATCCCAGCACGTGCGCGAGGATTCACCGCTCAGCGCGTCGCGGCGCACGCGCGAGAACACTTCGCCCTCCGCCGTCGGACCCGGCGGCGTGCCCGTGTAAATCCACTGCGGGTCACCCAGCGGGGCCGCCGACGTGGTGGACAGAAGCGCCTCCAGCGCCTCGTCCGTGAGCTGCTGCGCCTCATCCATCACCAACACGTCGACCGTGAAACCACGGCCCGATCCCTTCGAGCGCGCCGCGATCTCGATAGACCCGCCATTCTTCAGGAAGATAGCCTCCTGGCCGTTCACGTTGCGGACGTTCTCCACGAGGGCGTTCAGCTCGGGGAACTTCGCGCCAGGGTCGTTGGCCTTCTGACCAAAAAAGTGCTTCAGACGGCGGAAATGCTTCTGCGCCGTCTTCACCTCGTGCGCCGTATGCAGGATGCGCTCACCGCGCCCGATCACGCCGAACAACTCCCTGATCTCCAAGGCGGCGTTTTTGCCATTCTGGCGGGGCACGGCCAGCCCGCATGTGAGGTTGGCCCAGCTATCGCCCGCCGTCGCCAGCCAGTTGTCCAGGACCCAGGCCTGCCAGGGGTCTGGAACCAGCTTGTAGTCGGCTGCCAGGAATATGGCGAGGTCCCCCAGCGAGTCAATCGAGGGGGACGTGATGGTCACGCAGGGGCGCTGGGAGGCCTCCAGCGCCTCCCGGCTAGGAGGCGCGGGTGTCACGCTTGCGCATCCTCGCCTTGAAGATGTCCACGGCGGTCTCCTCGCGGCCCTTGGGAGGCGTGGGGGAGGCCGAGGGCACCGGGTTTTCCAGCTCGTAGAGGTCGCGGGACAGCTTGTTGGCGGCGTTCAGGAGCGCCGACAGGCTATCGGGCTTCGCCACCCGGATGGCCTCCCGTGCGGTGTCCAGGAGGTCGCGCAGCTCCGCTTCGCGGTCGTACTTCTCGGGCATGTCAGATCAGCCCCGCCGCGTCGGCTGGCAGCACCTCGTGGATGCCGGACTTTTTCAGGCACGTTTCCATGAGGTAGGAGACGTTCACGCCGGGCGCGATATAGGCCCTGACCGCGCCGTCGATGGCGTGGTTTCGGTTCGCAGCCGTGATCTGCTTGGGTGTGCGCAGGTAGACGCGGGCGCGGCGCTTGCGGTCCTCCAGGTACTCGGCACGGTGAAGCGAGTGGGTGCGGTACGTGGGGTCGTACTGGCCGACGAACGGCTGGAATTTGCGGCGCAGAGCGTCGCGGTTCGGGAAGATCACGACGGAGTATGCCCCGTTGGGGGTCTCGTCGAGCAGATCGAGCAGGTCAAAGTCGTTCATGGGGCCGATTATAGCATATCCGGGTGGTTTTAGCGCATGACGTGTTTAGCGCTTAGGGGCGGTTTCGGGTACCCCAGGGGGATATTTCGCTTGGGCCTCTGGGTGTTCCTGGAGGACGGGGGAGGGGATACCGCCCCTTGTCAAGTGGTAAGTTTCCATTTCGGGCGTGAGGTTTGCCACATCTGGGGTGTGGGTTGTAGCGGTTCTGGGGGCTTCGGTCCTGATGGTCCGTCCCATCCACTCACGAACGGGTTTCGGGTAGGTGGTGTTCACCATTGGATGCCTCCGACGGTGTGGGCCTGGGTCGGCCTGGGCTGGTGTGGGATGGGTTTTGAGCCTCTGCGCTGGTTGCATTGGCGGCATGTGACGCGGGCGTTGTCGATGGTGTCGCGCCCGCCTCGTGCGGCTGGCACCACGTGGTCTGGCTCGGGGCTGCGTGGCTGGAGCGTGGTTCCCCAGGCGAGTGGCTGTCCGCAATCGGGGCAGTGGGTTTGTCCGTTGGCTTGTGCGAGGTGGAGGACGCGGACGCGCCAGCGCTTGTGGCGTGCTGTGCCGGTGCGGGAGGTGCCGGGTCGAGGGGTCATGGGGCGAGGATAGCACGCCGGGCCTACCTCGTGCGGCCCGATGCGCCTACCTCGTGGGGTGCGCGGGGCCGGGCGGCGGGGTGGTGGGTGTCAAGTAGGTTAGCGGTTTGCTCCTGTTACAGCGTGGATTCAACGTTTTTGGGCGTTTTGTAACAAGAATTTGCCTTGTTACAGCCTTGTTACAACCTTGTTACACGCTTGTTACGGGTGTTTTTCGTTGGTATTCCGGGCTTTTTTACACTTGTTGTAACAGAGCGGTTCCATTTTCCTATATAGAGCAGATTTTTAGCGGAATTGTTCAGTAGTATAACAGGCTGTTTTACTACTGAACAATTTTTTCTTATTAGAAGTAAATAGGATTTATAGTTACAGGAACCGAGCGCTTTACCGCGTTTGCCTTGATATTCCGGGCGTAACAGGGTGTAACAAGCCTGTAACAAGAGTTGTAACAAGACCCGCGCTCCGGCTTGTATCCGGGTGTCTTATATAGAACAAGCCGAAACGCGGCACATGCGGGGCACGGGGCCACGAGGTCGGCCCACCACCCGGCGGCGCTCGACACCACACCATTCAAGCGCTAACATGTGGCGTATGGAACGTACCGAACCGTGCGGCAAGCGCCGCCCCTACGTCATTGACTATGCCCTCATCCCTGAGCCAGGCGGTGATCGTCGACTCCTCGTGGGTCTCGACTCGTGCGGCCACGTGTGGGTGAGCCTCACCGACGCGCTCAGGAACACCGGCCTCACGGATGCGCCGCCGACCTATCGTGCGACGGTGATCGTCCTCGGTGGTGGCCGCGTCGTGCGGCCTCGTCTCGCGCCGGGGCGTATCCGTGCCATGCTCCCCCTCATGGTGGATGCGCCCGCGTGCGTCGCCTTGATCGCCCACACGGGGCGCGCTGGGATGCTGGCCTACCGCTCGGACGTGCGTCGGTGGATCGACCACACGCTGGGGGTCTATTCGCTGGTGGGTGTGAACGCCGCGCCCGTCGTGTACCCCTGGCCCGAGGAGGTGGCAGCGTGAGCACCGAGCTGGAGTCTTTGGCCGAGCGCCTGCTGCACGACCGTGTGAGCGCGGCGGGTGGGCTGTGTCCGAAGCTCGCGCCCGTGGACGCGGGTATCCCTGATCGGCTGGTGATCTGGGAGGGCCGCGTCTACCTGGTGGAGCTGAAGCGTCCGGGCGGGCGCGTGCGGCCTATTCAGGTGGCGTGGCATAACCGCGCGAGGCGGGCGGGCGTTGAGGTCGTTCTGTTGAGCGGGACGGTGGAGGTCGCGGCGTGGCTGGATGATCTGGGGGTGCCGTCGTTGCCGCCGCGCCGTCGTGGGGGTGGCAAGGTTCGCCGCTTGTGTGACTGACGTTACACGCGCTAGATGTTGCGCTACTGGTCCCAGGGTGTGCTATACTGATTACGTCACCGAGGGACGGTGACCTGAACCGAAAGGACCAAGACAATGAGCCGCTACTTCTTCTCCGCCGTCAGCCTCCAGAGTTTCAACGCCGAGCAGATCGACCTGATCAACCGCATTGCCGAAACCGAGTACGAGGCCCAGGGCCGTGAGCCGATGCTCGAGGAGATCAAGGCCGACTACGCCGACGAGCTGAACGCCCTCGCCTGACCCACCCCGGAGGCCCCGTCACCCGGCGGGGCCTCCACCCCATCGAAAGGACCAACCATCATGACCACCCAGACCGACCTCCCCCGCCTCGTCTACGAGTGCTCCGACGGGAGCGCCTGGGTTGGCTCCCAGCGACTCCCGCTCACTGGCGGGATGAGTTTCGAGACCAACGCCGACGGCGACATTTTCGTGACCGTGACCTTCCCGGTCACCCGCATCACCATTCACGACGACCCGAGCCGCCCGCTGGACCCCATCTACGACATCACCCCCGCCCACTGAAAGGACCAAGACCAATGACCGAGAACAAGATCATCGAGCAGATTAGGCAGCTCCTGCGCATTGCCTCCGACCGAGGCGCGTCCATCAACGAACGCGAGCTCGCCCAGCGCAGGGCCGAGCGCCTCATGGTCCGCTACCGCATCGAGTCGCTGCCCGAGGGTGACGCGCGCGCCAAGGACGAGGACATTACCTCGATGGAGGTGGAGATCAAGGGCGGCTCCGCGTCGATGGCGCGGGCCATCGTGGACGGCCTCGCCACCCTCGCCCGCTCCCTGAGCTGCTTCTGCTCGAGGAGGACGTACAAGCGGCACACGCTCGCCACCATCGTCGGCACCAGGTCCGACCTCGCCTACGTGAGCGAGTTCTACAACTCGGCCATCATGTCCTACCCGTCGATGCTGAAGGACCGCCTGCGCTACGAGGACTTCTACAGCGAGTCCGAGCGCCGACGTTTCCGCCGCTCCTACGTGATGGGTTTCTTCCAGGGCATTGCTGATCGTATCGAGATCGCCACCCGCGAGGAGACGACCTCGACGGGCCAGGACATCGTGCTGGCCTCCCGTTATCAGCGGGCCGAGGCGAAGGCGAGGGATGGCGTGAACATTCGTCCGGCGCGCGGTCTCCTGATCGACCGTGACGGGGAGGCGAGCGGCGAGCGCGACGGCTACGTGTCCGGCATTGGCTGGATGGGCGAGCGCCTGGACGGGCCTCGCGTGGGTATTGCCGCCTCCTGACCACACCACCGCGCCCCGCCGCCTTAGCGCTTTGTGTTGCGTGGGGCGGCGGGGTGCCCTATACTGACTCATGTCACCGCCCCGGTGACCCCACCTCCGAAAGGACCAACTACTATGAACACCAAGTACGCGCTCGCCGGTTTCGGCCTCACCGTGGGCCTTGCCGTCGCAGCGGCGGCCCCTGCGCTCGCGGCCCCCGCCAGCCCTGAGCCGATCAGCGCGCAGGTCACGAAGGCCACGTCCGCGTCGCGCCAGACCACAAGCGAGGTGACCGTTGAGGGCACCTGGGCCACCCCGCACCTGACGGTCGGCTCTACACTCACCGTGGCTAGTGTCGATGGCGGCTTTGCCTGGAGGGCGGGCTTCCCGTTCACGCTGGACGACGGCACCCGTATTGGTGAGTGCGTCGCTGACCAGGCGACCCTCACCTGCACGGTGACCGAGGTTCCCGAAGCGTGGGCGGCGAAGCAGGACGTGTCCGGCACGTTCCACGCCCGCGCGCAGCTCACCGATAAGGCGGTGGGCACCGAGTCCACCTCGATCACCCTGAACGGCGAGACGGTCCGCACCCTCGTGTGGGGCGATAAGGACGGCACCGGCACGTGCAGCAACGACTGCGCCAGCCCGGCGCACTACGAGTACGCCAAGCCGGAAACCCTGAAATACGGGTGGACCGATGCCAATGGGTCCATCGCCTGGGGCATCCAGTGGAAGGTGGAGCCGTCCACCGAGTACACGATCACCGATGAGACCAACGCCCTGCACGCGGCGGTGAAGTGCTCGACCGGCCCCACGTGGGACCCCAAGACGACGAGCTGGACGGACGGCAAGCTGGACGACGCGAAGCACACGCTGACCTTCACGCCCCCGGCGGGCGCGCTCGTGTGCGTGACCTTCCCGGATGCGACGAAGCCCGTCGAGGGCCAGACGACCTACACGAACAAGGCGACGATCAACGGCCAGTCCTTCGAGGCGACCGCGACGATCAAGGCCAGCGGTGGCACGGACGGCGACGGCACCGTGAAGCCCACTCCCGCGCCTGCGCCTACTCCGACGACTGAGCCGACTCCCGAGCCGACCCCCACCACCCCGGCCCCGAAGCCCAC